ACAGGGGTAGGCGTTGGCTGAGTCCAGACAAACTGACCTGACGTACTTGTAGGAACACATAGAAGTGAAGCATTATCAGATTTCTTCTGAACAGTAGACCTAGTTACAGTAGATCCAAAGGCACTCGCCCAACCAGAAGTATCTACTTCAATAGTTGCTTGGTTATAAGTAAGAAGATTCTTAGAAACTCGACCATCTACCATATAGCCTTCACGCGCACTAGCGTCATAAAAGGCTTCAAGTTGGTCAGTAATAGGTGGCGTAACACTAGGTCCACCATTACCACCATCAGCAGGACTCGCAAAAACCTTATACATATGATCTTCAAGACTATAAGAACTAGCCGGCGTTAGACCACTTAACTGTGAATAGTATTCAAAGGCTTTTCCTTGAACAGTAACATAACTAGATGACGGATTCATGGCAGAAAAATAGGCCCTTGCGGCGTCCATCCATGACAAAGATGTAACTGCCGAAGCGCCTTGATTAATTAAAAAGTATTCACGCTCTAAATCTTGAAGCGTGCCAGCACGACCTACGGCTGTAGCGTAAAAATCGCGCATTGAATCTGCTAAAGTTGCAGACATATTTCTCCTTGAAGATCGGGGGAGGGGCTACCAAGATAACCCCTCCCCCATAAGGTAACGACGGCCCGCGTCACCTTAGACTGATTAACCTTCGGTTACGTCTGCAATCTTAAAGTGAGCATTACGACGGTGAGTACCAAGTTCTGAATACTGGTACAAAGTAGCCTCGTATGCGTCCTTATTAAGAACGCGGCTCCATTGTGATCCATCACGATTCATAAAGGACCAGTCACCCTCACGGTAAAGCTTAATCTCTTTCTCATTAAGCCCATAGATTGTATTGGCAGGAGCCTCAACATCTACGACCATAGGAATTTCGCCGTTGTCACTAGTGAACCCAAGACCAGTAAAGCCACCCTCGAATGTCTTAGTATTCGAGTATGCTCGCTGTTGCACTAAAAGGTTGAAGTAAGCGCGACGGACACCGAGGTTCATAAACATAACAGTCGTCTTGGAACCAGCAACTCTAACATAGTCAACATTCAGAAGGATAAGACCTTCTGAAAGCGCACGGTTAGTACCAGCATTTGAATCTACACGACTCGCCCAAAGAGGCTGAGTCGCCGGGTCAATGTTATAAACGGCACCAGACGCTGCAACAATTTTACCTAAACCAGTCCACTCTTTCTGATTTGCGGAACCCGATACTAACTGAGCGTTGTTCTCAGTAGCAGTAGTACCGCGATAAACAACGTGACCAGCAGCAAGAGTACCAGTACCACCTGTAGTAGTAATGGTCTTTGTTGCGACGTTGATGTTGGTAATGGTAGCGCCGGTACAAACAGAAGTGATAACGCCAGAAGAAATAGTACCAGTACCAATTGTCATACCGATCTGTAGACCAGTAACGCTAGTAATAACGAATGAAGCAAGAGTACCAGAAACAACTACGTTGCTTGCTGTACCAATAGCACCAGAACCATCACCATAAATCTGTCGGTTAAGGTCTTTTGCTACGTCTTGCTTAACGCCATTTACTTCTTCACTAAGCGCACTAGCAAACGCTTGGAAGTTAGAGTCAGCCAATTCAATTGTCTGACCATTCAGTTGAAGACGGCCGTATTGATAGCGCAAAGGAACCTGAGCCCTTGCATAACCTTGCTGACCAGCACTAGGTAAGTTCTCTCCCTCTAACCTAGCACCAATACCCGAGTTACGACTTACATGGACAGGGAATACAACATACTTACCGCCGACCTCAGAAGTTACACCTTCCGAAGATCGCTCGATTCTCCTAAGCGCCACCACATCATCATTAAGTTGTTCTCTAATTGAAGGCTCGTAAATCTCCTTCAAAATAGAGTCAACAGTTGTCATGGTAGCAGGCATTTAAAGTCCTAGCCTCCTTGATTAGCAGCGTTTCTTAACATCTGAGTCGCAAGTTCCCTGCGCTGTTTCTCAGACATTTTCGCTGGGTTGACGGATTCACTTGGTAATGCACTACTGCCGCCGCCCATTACTTTTGGTGCAGGAGGGCGATTTGCCTCAGTCCTAATACGCTCAACCATTGTAGTGTAATTCTTTACCGCATCTTCCGCTGCAACTCCGTTGAGCATCTGTCCTAAAACAAAATTCTCGTCATACTCCCCATACTTCTCTTTAAGGCTAGTCAATTCATTAGTCAGCTTTGCATCCTCAGCAGCCTGGGCTTCTGCCTGCTTCTGAGTCATAATGACTTCTGCTAATTGTTTGACCCCTTGTTCAAGTTGGGAAATGCGAGGATCAACATATTCTGCGGTATCTGTATCTGCATCCCAAGGTGATTCATCATTACTAGGACTCTGTTGCTGTTGGGCTTCTGCTACTTGTTGCATTTGAGCGGGTGTTAAGTTGTAATACTCACCCATTGATTCCCATACACGCTTAGGGTCTTGTTCTAAAGCATTCACCAATCCAAGTGCATATTGAATTGTATCAGGATCGACGTTTTGTTCCTTAAAAGGTTTGTACGCCGCATACTCATCGTGAATACTTTGGAATCGCTGTTGAACACCTTTATCCCATTTCTCTAGGATAGGTGTCACCTGGCTATGTAATGACGTAGGGAGTGCTTCTAAAAACTCTCCCCATGCAGGATTACCGCTAGATTCTTCTCCGTCAACCTGTTGCGTCTGCTCCTGGGCTGAACTATCTGTAGTTTCAGAAGTTACATCTGTTTCAGGAAATAATCCTGGTTCTGGTACAAATGCTTCTCCAACGCCTACAGGGGCGTTATTTTCTTGGCCGTTTTCAACTGACATTAGGCTGTTTCCTTTAGGTTCCTGGCCTTATGAAGATTTGCTAGAGGTCTTACTTGACTTACTACTTGCTGGTGTTACTTCTGGCTCCGGTTCAGGAGCAGATTCAGGTGACTCATTAACTGGTCCACCTGTATGTTCTTTATCGAATTCTTCCTGCTTTTTAGCCGCTTCCTCAGGTGTAGAACCTTCACCAACAATAGAACCCGCTTCGACGAGATTCTTATAGTCAGCCGCTAATTTGTCAGGATCGGTACGATCAATTGCGAGTGGAGATACGTTATATCCGTCGTAGGCTTTAAGTTCCCTACGAACCATATCCATATCCATATCTTTACTCGCACCGTTGGGGTTTAAATCCCCATGCTTATGCTCGTGAACGTGAACCATATCTTCATGGTACGTCGCGGTTGTTGGATCTTCCGTTTCAGCCATTTATATCTCCGTTATCACTTTGGGTAGACAACCCGCGATTTCTAAGTACCGATAGTCTACCGCGACACTATCATCGGTTTGTCTATCCGAGATAGACCCTTGAGGTTTATAAACTGGTATTTGCTTTAATGTTGCTCGCATACTACCGACTGTAGGTAAATCTGGCCTACCCGGTAATCTATTACCAGTTTGTGGTGCCAACCTAGTATTCTTACTACCCATTAGGGTCTACCCAACCACCCGATGCTTGCAAGGAAGCGACCTGTAATTTCCTGGCATAAACCAGATCATTAACAGTCATACTTGCAACACGAGAGGCCGGATATGAAGTACCATCAGCAGCAGTAACCGCTGTTGCTAATGCGGCAATAGTGACGTCAGTGTATTTGGTTCCAAAATCTGGACCAGTACCGTCAGCCATTAGTCATCCCTTCTTGCGAGGGAAGATTAGGCGGGGGGCCGCCTTCTTCTGGGGGCATATTAGTAGGTTCACCTGGCATTTGTCCAGGCATAGGTGGAGGCGCACTCATCATCATATGTTGTTGAACATGAGCCTCAAAAATTTGTTGCGTTGGTTCTGGTAAAGCTTCAAAAGTCTGACTCTTACGGAAATTATTATGAATTTCAATATGAGCCATATGATTATCCCATGAATTAACAGGGATAGGAGGCGGTGGCGGTGGTAACATTTCTCCCATAGGTGAAGTAGGATCTACAGGAGGCATACCTTGTGCAATAGTTTCATTATAAGTTGCCTGAGCCTCTACGAATTGCGATACAGTTTCCTCTGGAACATTCTGCATACGCAAATTCTCTCGCTGAGCCTGCCTAGCGTCAACATGAATAGACTCATAAATCTTGTTGACGCCCCCGATTTCCATAACCTCTAGTCCCTTATTAGGATCAATAAAGCCCATCTTCATAAGATCCATAATAAAGGCTTGTTTGGCGGCTCTAGAGGTAGGAAGGGCGCTATCTTTTTCAATACGGATATCTGTATTGCCTTCAATATCCGCACCCTTTAGCATAATTACATCGAAAGCACCATCTGTGCCGGTAACTTTCACCATTCTTTGGGTAGTCCAATACTGCTCTACATAACTAAGCGTCAACTTAGCCATTTTCTCGACGCCATGTTCCATAGATTCAAGCGATGCACTTAAAACAGTATCGTCTTGCTCCTGTAGATAAGAGATAGCAGTAGCGGCAGTAACACCCGGAGGCGTTGCACCCTTAGAAACCTCATGCTGTGACGAGATATCATTAATATCTTGCTGAATTCTATCTAATTCGTCCAAAACGTAATTAGGTAAAGGCTGTAGAGGGAGTGGAGTAGGAGGATTAAACCCTGGCTTATACAGGATAACTTGACCTGGCTCTGTAGTGATCTGTGCGGGGTTAATAGAACCCTTAGGCGCAAGTAGTTGAGGCTTAGCCATTCGATTCTTAGCCTCGATAATTTGTCCATGAGTCCTATTATATTCTCGCTGTAAGCCAATCAGGTCAGTGATAACCGACTCTGAGTAGAATCCACCAGTATCAATGTTGTCAAACTTGATAAAGGGATACAACTTACTCTTGTACGGCCAGCCTTTCCATGCCTGGGCAATCTGTCCACCCACCATAGTAACGATACCACCGTCAGGAAACATCTCAATATTGTTAGGCTTAATCCAAACTTCGATAATTTCAACAGAATCTTGATCCTGCATCCCTAGATCAGCATTAATAAGATTCAAGAATCCAGTATCAATAATAGTCTCAGTCTTAGTAGTAGCCTTAATCTCATTAACAACCATATCACCATAGGCTAAACGAGCAAACTCGACACTCTTAATACTAACATGAATTACATAAGCCTGGTTTTCTATATCTTGTTCCTCAAGATCAGGTACAAATACATGCCAGGGGGTTACAGATTCAATACAAATGTCACCAACTTGGTCATTGGAGTTGTCTACCTTTTGCTCATCCCAATAACACTTAATGAAACCATTACCAATAATACGAGCCCAGAATTGAGAACGTCGAATAACAGTTTGAATCTTCTTATCTTCTGCAATTGATTCCCACAATGACTCTGCTGCCCGAGCAGCGAATAAATCCTTATCCTCTGAACTAGCAGGGACTACATGCGCTGTTGGCTTAGAGGAACACAACTTGGCTAATTCTTTACGAATAAGGACTCGGAGTTTATTAATAACAGGGCGCGCACGCCAATAAGGAGCGTTGGGAGTCTGTAACCTAGTGCCTCGACCTTGGCCCGGAGTTAAAATTGATTGCACATTTTGACGGCCTTGGTGGAATGCCAGGTTAATGTACCATTGTTTCTCCTGTTTCGCTCGTGCGTCCTTGCACTTGCGAAACTGGTTATTAACCCACGCGGCGGTCTTAGTGCGTTCATCAGCAGTAAGCGGTGCTGGATCAGTTTCTAATTCTTGACTAGTAGAATTAGATGATGGAATTTTCACCACCGATGCCAAGTTCTGTAAGGTCTGTGGCTGCATCGTCATCGTATAAAGCCTCTCCTAAACCCTGACTACCTGACATTTGTTGATAACGGGCCGCTTCTGCTTCATCACTCATTGGTACATATGTTGTCTCAGGGGATGGAGATAATGTCTCCGTTATCGCTACCGCTGTCATTGGATCGCGGCTCGCTATTATCCCCACTAACTTTTGGTTCTGGTCGAGACTTTTTTGGAGCAGGCCGCTTATTTCCACTAACAGGTTTCGGTATATCCTCTGACTCCAATACAGCACCAACACCAGGGCTGCCGTCGAGATAATGCCTAAGAGCAGTACGGAGACTGTTGGATTCATTTGTTAACTCCACTACTTTATCGTTAGCAGCAATAAGGTTTGTTTTAAGCTGATTAGATTGCTGTTCATCCAGCCAGCCTAGTCTATTGCCTGCTTCGGTTAAACAAGTAGTGCAGAGAACAACAGCACCATAGCCGTCAACCTGCACACCCCAATCAACATATCCTCGATCGGAGTTTTGTTCTGCATAACCGCAGCACGCACATTTACCCGGCAAAGCGGGAACATATGTAATCTGAAATCTTTGTGCTGCGAAGCCGTTTTCTAAAACAGTTTCCATTAGTTCCTCCTGGCGAGATATTACCAAATGCCTACGGACTCGTCAACCCCACCCTCAGATTGCTCAACAAATCGTCTGGATAATTGCCAATCAATATTGGTAGACGGTTCAGAAGCACCTGTAGGAAATGGCCTAATTATATCAGGCATAGCCTTTAAGCCCTCGCCCATGAGTTCAGGTGTTACCATAAAGAAGTATCTCAATGCGTCAGCCGCGTGATCGTCCTTCTTATGTATAATATCATGCTTATTATTTTGGTGTGCTGACCGTTTGTTGGCCCACGTTTTCCATCTTAGTCTTTCCATTTCCCAAATAAGCGATTTACAATTTTCTGTAACATGCCAACGAGGTACATTACCGCTAAGAAAATAGTTAACTCTAGCAACACCAGCAACCACATCGTTATTACTAGGAACAAGTGGTATTTCCAACTTAGCATACTCGTCAGAAATAGATGTTCCAGTAACGCCGTTTCGTTGAGAAAGACTTGGATCACAAACATACATATCAGGTTCGCGGCCGAAAGCAGCATTGCGAAGGTGAATAGTATTTGCGTGGTATTCGACAGTTCTCTCGGATTCATAGTGTTCCGAAAAAGTAACCACAGCACCATCAGGGCTAACAGCGTGCCATAAAACAGCGGTTGGGTTATTATATCCATGATCTATTGAAACGTACCATTCCCAATCAAGGGGCGGAACCATCGACTCAATTACATGAGTTTCCTGGCTAAAGTCTTTATAGACCAATCCCCCAATTTGAACATACTTACCCTGTTTACGGGCTTTACGTTCGTCCTTACTCAAACCTGATAAGAACTGGTCAATTTCTGCCTCGCTAAGATGCGGGTTATCCGCCATATCTGCTTCAACTACACTTATATTCGGATCGCCTCCCCTAGTACCTGGCACATAAATATCATCATATGTCCACGTCAAACCGTCTACAGGAGTCATGGTCATAATCCACGACCCACTAACGTCAATAAGACGCGCTCTATTCTCTGTGTATATATCCTGAGGCGGTTCCTCATCAAAATGAATAAGATGTCGAGAAGTACCGGCAAATTTGTCCAAATCCTGGTCATACGACATAAGTTCAATAAAAGAATCATTAGCGAACGTAAGGATTCGGTTCTCTTTAGAATAAGCTTTAGACCACGATCCGCCTCTGAGTTCACTGAGGGGAATCCATTGAGCAAGTTGCGGAAGAATAATCTTCTGAATACCATTAACAAAGTCAACAGAGATAATCCTTATCCTACAGGGCGGTGGTGGAGTTCTTATATAAGGATGCTTTCCAGTCGCGCACCAAATATCCTCCATAATCCCGCCTGTAGTTTTACCAGAACGGTTACCACCAATATACTGTCGGCCTTTTGCCGAGGACGAATGGAATTTAAGTTGCTTCTCATGGGGAGAATAGTTATGAGCATTAGGAGTCAAGGCCGCACGACGTAATCCCTCAGAGAGATTGCGTAATGCGTCCTTGGTAGTTAACTCTGGCTTAGCCATTAAATAACTCTACTTCCTCTAGGCCAAAGTTGCCCTGCAAGCGGGTTAGAAGATTTATAAACAGGAACAATCTTCTTCATATAGGCACCCTGTCGAGGACCGTGCATAGGTACTATTGTTTTCTTAAATACAATATTCTGAGAAAACTCAATCCAAGCACTTTTAACAGAGGAAGTATCTGTTTCATCTTCTGGCAAATCGACCCAGGTACTCGTATTACCGTTGGCAAACGCACTAGTGGCTATAGTTCTACCGATAGCGGTTACTTCATTAATAGTTGCACCCATTTCTACAACAAGTATATCTCCCGCAGATACCGCCAAAGAAGATAAAGAGGTTCCAGAACCTGACCAACCGTTTGGAACCTTTCTATTCATAGATGAAGTATCTATTTCGGTACTTGGAGTACCGTTAATTCCTAAAAGTGTTCCTCTAAAGGAGTTACCTACTGGATCCCATACTTTAATAACAGTTTGCAAAAAAGCATCTGCTGTAGCGTTACTCTCACTTGCTCTAATTTGACCTTTGACAGTCCCTGAGATAGTCTGCGCCGCTAAACAAGGTATTTGATACTGAACAATACCAAGGGTTTTAGGTCCAGCAACGGCTCCCACAGCATTACCTACTGAGATATTTTGATTAAAGTTAGGTGTAAGTTCCATAAACCTACGAATCATTCCTGCGGTTGTACCCCAAGAATGGAATGTAGGTGACTTTGTAGGAACTTTAGTTGAATCAGGATTAAAATATAATCTAGTAGCCATGTTACTGCCAAAGCAATGCTAGTTTACCATTGGTTGCAGCAAGAGCGTTAAATGCTCCTGGCGTAGCCGCATGGTTCTGAAATAAGTATGCACGCTCGGTAGCCTTAAGTGTAGCATAAAGTAAGTCGTCTGTAGCGAATGATTGACTATGCACACCTAGAGCACCAGGGAACAAATACATCTTACCTAATACTTGAGAATACCCTGCACAGACACATCCAAAAAATTGATCCTCGTGTAGCCATACAGGATCAGAACCAGGGGTTTGAGTAAAATCATACATAGAAATAGACACGTTACTTAAAGTGGCTGTCTCATATAAACTAGGTGCGCCCCCGCTAGAAGTCCACCAGTTAACAAATACTCCTGCTTGTGGGGTTTCATCGTCATCACAACCACGCATAATGCCTAAAGCGATAAAACCATTTACAGAGACAGCGTTGACCCAATTGGCCCAGAAGATGCCTAAAGTAGTATCATAGAAAGCACGATTATTTATTGCGTTGGTAGTTCCAGCATTAAATGATCTTTGGGTTCTTAGCTTTATAGATCCAGTAATAGTTCCAGAACCGTTACTACCAGAACCAATAGTTATCCACATAGACGGTGTAGTAGTAGCAGCGGCAGAACCAAACTCTAACTTAAAATAGATAGGAGTTGTAGACTGTAACGAATCATTAAATCGCCAAACAGTATAGCCTTGTGCCGTGTTTGCAGCAACAGGAGCCGTAACAGTACCTGTATTAATTTGTCCTGTATCACCAGTCTGAGTTAAACCAATCGCTGCTAGTTGTGCTATTACAGCGGCTACCCAGGTACGAAACTCAGCATCGGTTGTCTGAGAAAAAACAATCGTTCGGGTATCTTTGGTTCCCATTATTCAGTCCTAATCCAATCAAATATTACAGTGACAGTATTGGTGGACGCCGAACGATTTTCAATTGCATAATATATACTAGTCCCTGACGGACAATACCCATCAACTAATGGAGATAACATAGCACTAATAGATCCAGTCCCAACATACTCAAAGATAAGACCATGATCCGTAGAAATATCTACATCTGTACCAACAGCACGACTAGCATCTGCTGATCGGGCTGCACTCGATTTATATAGCCGAACCCTACAGGCGCGGTTAATATTGATGTTCATTAATCTGAACGCTGAGGCAAACGGGATAGTCCCATTCTCTGTAGCGTTAACCGCTAACGATCCCGTAGTCTTAGTAACTGTACCACGGACAAAGGGAGGGCTTCCGGTCGCACCACCCACTAATTCATTGACACTAAAGTTATCCCAGACTGTGCTGTAACTAGTGGACTGAAATACTCCGTGAATG